TCTTGCTCTGGTGGTAGCAGCAATACCACTGATGCGTCCAAGAGTTCCACGAGATTCAGCGAACGCAAGAATTTCTGTGGAAGATCCTCTGAACTTGAAGAGGGAACCGAAGAAGATCTCTCTGTATGCTGCACGTTCTGTTGCCAGACCAGCAAGGTTGAGGTGTGCAGTAAACTCTGGTAGCTTCCTGCTGACCGATTCTCCAGTGAATCCATTGGAGAAGATAACACCAGTTCCGACATAAGCTTCGGTGTTCTTCTCGATTGCAACACCACTGACGGGGATGACTCCGAATGGTTGCTCCGAGAATGTACGGAGAGGAACAACGCCCTCGCCAGTAAGAACAATGTGTGCTGTTTCTTCTGGTGGGTTGAATGCAACACGTTCGACTGCCTCTCCACGGAAGAGAATGTCTGCTTCTCTGGTTGGAGGAATCTTGAATGTGACAGACTCGGAAGTGAATCCACCAGAGAATAGAGTACCGAATCCACCGTATACATCGACGTGAACGTATTCTGCAAGACCACTGACAAAGATGTCTCCAGATGCTTCTTCTGCAAATGTAAGTAGAGGTGCAGGAATCTCGCCCTGAACTTTGACCTCTGTTCCTTCGACTGGAGGTGCTGCAGTAAATCTCTGTGTAGCGAGACCACCGATGGAGAAGAGCATGTCTCTCTCCAGTGGGTTCGCAGTGAAGGATTCTGCTGCTCCAGACAGTGCTGCGATTCGACCAGATCCACGATAGTTTGGTACAAACCTTTCGGCACCCTGACCAAAGATCGCAGTAGTTCCAAATGGTTGCTCTGCAAACGTGAGGATTTCTGGTTCGGATGTACCAGATACAGAGAGAACACCGAATCCAGACAGTGCAACTGTAGAGCTGAATGTTGCAATGCCACTGATGCTGTAGAGGAAGTCTCTCTCCAGTGGGTTTGCAGTAAAGGATTCTGCTGCACCGTTGAGAGATGCAATACGACCAGATCCATTGTAATTTGGAACATATCTGGTAGTAGCGATACCAGATAGAATGATATCGACTTCTTTTTCTTCGACTGCTGTTCTGGACTCTGCTGCACCAGATAGTGCGAAGAGTGAACCAGAACCAGCATGTGCTGCTGTTGCTCTCTCCCCAGCAATACCAACGAAGTCGAACAGACCGAATAGATCGTCTGGACTTGCTGTGACTGCTTCGGCAGCGCCAGACAGTGTGGAGATAGCACCAGTTCCAACGTAGGTTGGTGTGTACTTGACTGCGGCAGTGCCAGAAATCTGAATGGTGTTCTCTTGGAACCCAGCGAATGCAACTGCAGACTGTGCAGTTCCGTCCAGAGTGATTGTACCGCCACCATTGAAGTTGGGGATCCTTCTTGTAGCAGCGAATCCAACAAAGTCGAACAGACCAGTAAGATTGTCTGGGCTGAAGGATACTCTTTCTGTTGCTGCAATACCCTTGACGGTGAACAGACCACCAGAAGAGGCATGTTTGTTGGGAAGTTTGACGAATACTTTGCCGCCAATCTTGACAGTTGGTTCTGTATTGACTGCAATGTGACGGAGACTGATGCCAATGATGACTTCAGACTCGAAGTGACGGAACAGAACACCGAATGGATATCTGGATGCGTCAAGTTCAGGATCTCTGATGAACTGATAATCTTCAGTAGCATCAGGTGCGTTGAGGTTGGGTAGACCAGCAACGTTTGGTAGTTCTAGGAATCCATAATCGAAGTAGTCGCCACCGCCAGAGTTGACAAGATCGGTGAGGAAGCTGTCCTTGTAGTCTTCAATGATCTTGTTCGCATGGTCAGCAATGACCCAAGAATCAATGACTGGCGAAGCAACAGAACCGTAGCTGATTCTGTTGAGTAGATCAATAGAACTGGAGTTGTAATGATATGTTCTACGATCAATTGCGTTGGAGAAGTTGAACAGGAATCCTGTTCCAGGTTGATCGTATGCAACTCTCTCGCCAAGCTGACCTGTGATTGTCGCTGTACCAGATCCGTTCCAGTTGGGAACGTATGCAACATCTGCATTGCCACGAATAACAATATCGTGATCTGGTTTTGGATAATCGAAGGTGAATGCTTCTTCGCCACCGTTGATAGCAAACAGTTCTCCTCTGCCCTCGTATGCAAAGCTTCTGGTATCTGTCGTGCTGACAGGTAGTGGGATAATACCAGAACCCTTGAATGCCTTGGTGAAGGTGTCTGTTGCAGCACCTGTAAACTCGATGGGTACAAAGGCAATCCATCTGGGCAACACTCTGACAATAGTGTTGATATCGATGGTGATTGTTCCAGATGCAACATAGACAGGAACAAAGTTTGTATGAGCAGCACCATTGATTTGTGGACCGCCCATTGCATATCTGGTGACAGTCTCCGTGATGAACTCGTAGTCATCGGTGATAGTCGCAGCAAAGTCAGTTACAGATCCATAATCGAAGTAAGAACCAGAGGTAGAACCTGTGGTTACAAGGTCAACAATTCTCTGATCCTTACGACTTTCAATCGTATCATTGGCGATAGACTGAATCGTAATGGAGTCGATTGGACTGGAAGCAACCGAACCATAATCCAGAGGAGTGAATATAGTGTCGGAAGTAGAGCTGTAATGGTATGTCCTTCTCTCGACCAGGTTGCCCATGTCGAAGAGGACACCAGATCCAACTTCGCTGAAGGCAGTTCTTTCGACGTGATCGACATCGATAGTGACCAGACCTTCGCCATTCCAGTTTGGTACGAATGCAATTCTTGTGTCGCCACTGACATCGAAGAGGACATTGCCGATATACGGTGCTCTCTCGAATGCAACAGAAGATTCGCCAGATGTAGAAAGGGTTCCTTGACCCTCGTAACCAAAGGTTCTTCTCTCTTCTGCCTTCTCGAAGTTGAATAGATCGCCTTCGCCAGTGTAAGTTCTGGAGACTGCATCAGCAACCTTACCTCTAACCTCAATGTTGACAAAGGCAATCCATCTGGGTTTCGTTCTACCACGACCCTCGACGAAGGCAAACAGATCGCCTTTACCAACGTAAGAGAAGAATCTCCTGACACTTGCACTGCCGTTGAACAGCAGATCGCCCATGGCGTATCTGGAGATCGTCTCTGTAATAAATTCGTAGTCGTCTGTAACTGTTTCTGGAGCATCCTGTCCGCCTTCTAGGATGAATCCATAATCGAAGAAGCTTCCAGATACAGATCCAGATACGACTAGATCAATAATTCTTTCGTTTGCACGACTCTGGATTGTATCATTTGCAATCGACTGAATCGTAATCGAGTTGATTGGTGTAGATGCAACCGAGCCATAATCCAGAGGAGTGAATAGAACATTCGACTCGCTGCTGTAATGGTAGGTGATTCTCTCACCACCAGTCTCGAAGTTGAATAGGGTGCCAGATCCATTCCAAGAATCTGTCTGTCTCTCGACTGCTGTGCCCTCTGTCTTGACTGTACCTTCAGCAATCCAGTTAGGAGCAAAGGCAACGCCAGCAGCGCCTTGTAGGGGCAGAATAGCGGTATCCTCTGGAGGATTAGCACCGAACGCTTCAGCAGCACCAGAGAAGGCGTAGAGGGCACCAGAACCGTCATATGCATACGCTCTACTATCGTCTGCATTGTTGAGGTTGAATAGAGATCCAGAACCAATGTGCAGCAAGCTGAAGTTGGTCTTCGCAGCACCAGAAATACCGATGTTGACAAAGGCAATCCATCTGGGTTTCGTTCTGCCACGACCACTGATGAATGCAAACAATCCACCAGAACCAACAAAGTTGGGAGTGAACCTGATATCTGCTTTGCCGTGGATTGGGAACAGACCGAATGGATAGTCTGTTTGATTTGTAAGGATCTCGCCCCAGTCGATCCCAACGGTAGATGGAGCTTGGGATCCATCTGTAAGAATCTTGCCGAAGTCCAGGAACGATCCAGAACCAGATCCAGGGTTGACCAGATCGAGAATTCTCTCGTCTTTCAGACTCTCGATAGTCTGGTTTGCAACCGATTGGATTGTAATAGAATCGATTGGAGATTCTGCAACCGATCCGAAGTCTTCGTATGTAAAGTAATCAATGCTGGAATTATTGTAATCCCAGGTGACTGCCTCGTCTAGAGACGACAGTCCGAACAGCGTTCCACTACCAACGTAGTCGAACGTTCTAGTAATATCTGTAGTGCTAATGTTAAACAGGACACCAGAACCAACCCAATTGGGTCTGAAGTTAACCTTGGCGTCACCATAAACATTGAATAGTGTCTTGTCATCCTCTGGGGATACCTTGACGACAGCCTCTCCAGTAAAGCTACCGCTGAACAGGGTGCCGAATGCGTTCCAGTTAGGAGAATACGCAACTTTAGTGTCACTACGGAGGGGTAGTAGACCCTCCGCAGCAATCGCAGGTACATAGTGAGTGTTGGCAGTGCCAGCAACCCACAGTGTTCCAGAAACGATGTATGGGGCATCCAGTCTGTATCTGGATCCACCGAACTCGAATACCGTACCAGAACCAACCCAGGTCTTGATAACAGACCAGGTGGACAGCGACGTGAAGTGTACTCTTCCCATCGCTTCGATGTTAGAGGAATCGGTAATCTGACCCCAATCGTCAGTTGCTACCGCTTGTACCTCTGTGATGCTACCGTAATCAAACGTGTTGACGACTCCGCCGCCTTCTGTCAGATTGATTATCTGGTCATCTTTATAATCTTCGATGACTTTGTTTGCGTGGTCTGCAATAACCCAATAGGGGAGCCCAACCGCACCAAAATCTAATTTAATAAACTCGTTTAGTACCGCCGCTGTATAGCTGTAAGAAATTAACCCCAGTGCCTCAACAGCATTGAACTGGGGCATTCTTCCAGATCCAGCGTAGGAGAATACCATAGACTACAGCCAAGTTAAAAAAATAGGGGGATCGCCAGTGAAGCAATCCCCCCATAATGTAGAACTCAATTTCAGAAGATCAGTCGAGGCTGACGTTCAAGGTGACTTTGATTTGGTCACCAGCGTTTTGAATAGCGTATGGACCATTTGTAAATCTTTCAGCGAAGAAGATCGCGCTGTAAAGAGTTAGAGATCCAGTGCCGTCAAGCGCAGGAGTTGTAGTGAAGGTATTTGCGTCGATTACATCAAATACGGTGTAGGTGCTAGCAGTCGTGGTGGTGTTAGCAGTACCTTGGTCGATGTAGATGGTGTCGCCCTTGACGAGACCGTGAGCAGATGCGGTTACCTTGCTGAAGTCAAATTCAACTTCGTCATTGTTGTTAGAAGGCTGAATGTTGTCGATCAGTGCATTGTTCAGGTAAACAGTGACTTGTCCTTCCAATACTGCACCAGCGTCATCATAGGTAACGTGATCGATACCAGTGATAACAGTGTTAGCGTCGATGCCGTTAGGAGCACCACCCTGAACACCAGCAGTACCAGTCTGGGAAACTACCATGCCCTTGGCAAGGTCTTCACCAACTTCAGTCTGGAATGTACCGTTACCAGATACAGCACCAACGTTTGCTTTGTCTAGGTAAACAGTGGTTCCTGCGATACCAACGATTCTTGCACCAGGAGCAATACCAGTACCAGTGACGCGCTGATAAGGAGCGAGACCAGTTGTAGCACCGACAGTGATGTCAAACTCACCAGAAGTACCAGTAACGGTAGTGGTGTTGGTGATAGCAGCAAGAACAATGTAGTCGTTGCCGATAGTACCACGGATTCCAGTCTTGCTGATGGTGGTTCCAGCAGCAGCGGTTCCAGCGTCGAGTACACCATGGATGCTAGTAGGCATGTTGTTCGCACGAACAAGCATGTAACCATAGACATCGCCAGCAGCACCAGTGAAGGTGAAGGTTTGCTCTGGATAGGAAGCAGTCGTTCTACCAGCGCCGAAGTCTAGGTTTTGGGCGGTAAATGTGCCAGTGTTCTTGACACTTAAGAGGAGAGTTAGACCATCGATATCTACGACATATGCACCAGTGCCGACAGAACCACCAGTAACATAATCGCCTTTCTTGATGCCTGTGTTAGAAGCAACAGTGATTAGGTACTCACCAGTTGTACCGTCACCAGCAACCTGGGTTGCAGCAGTAGAAAGGGTGTTGATTGCCCAGTTGTTGCCATTCAGAAGAATGCCATACTGGTTAGAATAATCTTGATCAGTTCTGTTATTTTGAACAGCGTGGTATCCCGTTACAGGTGCAGAACCGTAACCCAACGAGTTGTTGTTGGTGTATGGCTCGTAATATCTTGTTTGGGATGGGGTGTCACTCTCCGTAGGAGTAGTGTTTGTGCAGAACAACTTAAGAATTAGATTTCTAGGAATCTCCTGGTTTGCATTCAGCAGATTACGTAGAGAATCAATTTCACCGTTGTCGGTTACTAGCAGTGCCATGTAAACTCTCCGTGTTTATCTCTCGGTGTAAATTTATTTATATCGAATACTATTTATAGTTTCAGTTTTAGTGAGATCATGCATCGTGAAATGTTGATCGAATAGTTCACTTTGAACTGAAAAATGTCTCCTGCATTCACCGTAGTGTTCCAGGTAGACAGACTGTCATCTTTGTTTTTTCTAGCCGTACTACTATTTATGACTCCTAGTGTGGGAAGTTCAGTCCCACAGATGGATTGGAAGTTGGGGAAATCGGCAAAACTGCACTTCTCAATATCAACTTCAATGTTACCTTCACTATCAGCAAGGATAGTCCAAGACTCAATAATACCAGTGACATCAACTGTCATAGTTCCTTTTGGACCATTTCCCATAGGGAAAGAACCACTGTCTATGACATAGTTGAGAGTTCTAGTTAGATCTGCGGTAGTAGCATATGCCACTCCAAAGAATTGAACACCAGCAGCTGGTGGTGTACTAAAAACAATCTGATCGTTAGAAACAATATAATCAACTCCAGGTGACAACACAGTGTCGCCAATGGAAATTAATAATTGTTCCTCGTTCAATGGAGTGTACGGTTCTCCATTGACCACAATACTGAATGTATCTTGTGTCCCGTCAAATTGTGATGCCAGTGATTCAATCAGAAGATTTGAATATTGTACTGACTTTGACGGAATCTGATAGTTTACGTCAAGTTTATGTTGTGATGGTAATTGCTTACCAACACGATATGCATT